GAACTTATGGTAGAACAGAGAGCGATGAGGACAGAACAGACCGAACAGGCTGTGAATATCTCCGCTATCTGTCAGGCCACTGGAGCGAGGTGTAAGTAATGGCTGTTACAAGCACAAAATCTGGCGTTTCAATCAAAGACGATATGGTGCATGACGCAGATGTCGATGCCACTGTAGAACAGAATCTGTTTGGTGGTGCTGGTTCTCTTTACAGCCTGACTTGCTACTTTGTAAGTGATACCAGTGATGATGAAGTTACCTGGATCAAGATGGCAGATACGCTGTCGGCTACGGCTGGAACAACTAATCCAGACATCAAGTTCCCGGTCGTAGAGGGTACATTTTTTACTATGGTTTGTGTGGATGGATTCGCTGTTTCAGACGGAATGGCTTTGTGGGGAACGGTAACCGCGTTGGTCGATTCTGTTGCAAACCCCGCTGGAACGGTAAAAGCTTGGGCGGTTTTTAGATAATACTATGGCAAAGTACGAATCAAATATATCCACCCCCCTCGGTAATCTTGAGTGGGTCGATACCGCAGCTACCACATCGACTAGCATCATCAAGTTGCTTGGCGTAAATCATGAGGTTGGTGCTAACGATAAGCTACTTTGTGTTGATATCGATAATACAAACAACGTGACTGATGACATCTTTCTGCGTATGTGGATGCATTCTGGCAGTCCTACTGCTGCTGTTAGCGCTTGCGATATTATTCTGAAATGTGCCTCTGGAACTAGACAAGTATATTCATGGCCTATCGGCGTCCCAATGGACGCGAATGGTACTAGCAGTATCAAGATTCATTATGCTGTGACTAATGTAAATACAGCCACCAGTGCCGGTACAGCCTTGTCTGCGAATCCTACTGTGCGAATGTTATTTATCCTTGGGTAAAAATACCGGGGGTTAGATATGGAATCTCAGTTTTTCGCCCAACTACTAGACCTGGGCATCACGGGTCTGTTCATTGGATACCTGCTCTGGGCTAACAAGACACAGACCAAACGGTTAGATGACTACGTAGACAGGCTTCTTGAGACTCTCGCTGGAATCGAGAGGGAACGAGAAGAGGGCTATGATAGGATTCGTGACCGCTATGATGAAGTCATTGCGAAGTATGACGCAGAGCGCGATAAGCTTCTTATCGACATCGTACGTAAGCTGGATGGATAATGTTCATTAGACGCCCCGCAAGGGGAGATGCGGTTCGGGAGATACAGGTAGCATTGAACCGCCTTGGGTTCGGTCCTTTAGAGGAAGATGGAATCTTCGGGCGTGGCACTGAAAGCGCCATTCGTCTTTTCCAAAAGGCAGAGGGTCTTTCTATCGATGGAATTGTAGGCCCAAATACACGGGTAATCTTGAAGAAACCCCTCCCTCCAAACGAGGAGCCAAAGATTCTGCAAGCTTTGCGTAAGCTTGGTCATTCTGTTTTTACAGACGGTCAGTGCAATATTGTTGGGGTTCGGAACTCCAGCACCCAGGCTAATAGTTTTGATGACGAAATCCATCTTGTTTGGAAGAACAGGGGATGGAACCACCAAATATATCCGTGTACCTGTGACCCAGGAACGTATTGGTTGGAGCACCCAATGCGGGTGGATGGATCCGCCATCCTTATGCCTGGGCAGTACGTTGATACGTACAAGTTTGACCTCCATGGGGGCAGATATGAGACTCTATGCCAACGCGGTGGAACGGTAAAAGTATGGCGAGATGCCAACAAAGACGAAGTTCTTGACCACGTTGATGGATCTGAAATCGAGGGCTGGTTTGGTATCAACATCCACCATGCGGGAACAGACTCAACTAACGTAGAGAAGTGGAGTGCTGGATGTCAGGTGTTCAAACGATTGGCTGATTGGGAAGAGGCGGTTCGTATTTGGAAAGGCACCAACGCAGACTTGTTTACCTATACATTGATTGATGATAAGGATCTGGATTCCTAGGAGGGAATATGGATATCAAAGCTCTTATGCAGAAGTATGGAGTAACTGTCGGCATGGCTGGCGGTTGTCTTGTAATCGGAACGCAGTTTGGTTCCTGTACTGTGGACCCAGCACCATCTGCCCCCGAAGCAGAGGAAGCACCCGCTGCTGAAGCAGAGGAAGTACCTGCCGCTGAAGAATCAAAGGAAGAGGAGGTTCCAGATGGGGAAGAGGATTAGACCTAAGAAAATAGGTCGTGTACTTGTTCGCGCCATTCATTTGGCTGAAGACTTGTTTATTGACCGGCCTAAGAGTGGCCCAGATAAGCGCAAATGGGTTGTAGAGTTCGTGAATGATCGACTAGACATTCCATTCCTGAATGAAAATCAAGAGTCTCTTGTCCTGGGGATTTTGGTAGACGTTCTTGTAGAGGTCGTCTTCGACGCCTCTACGTAGAAGTCGTGCCGACTTCGTAGTCCCCGATCAGGTTTGGTCTATTCCTGGTCGGGTGCTATTACTTTTGTTACTCTACCCTTGGAGTAACCATGAGCTACGCAGACGGTTTCACTAAACTTGTTAGGCTTATTGCCCGCATTGAAGGAGCTTTCTGTAGTTCCGAACTAGTGTGTGATGTAGTTACTGAACACAACGGAACTATCGTCCGTTGGGACGGATTTGATGGACATTTCTATGTCTTTGACGCGGATCGGGAACGCTGGATTGATTGGAAAGACCCACGAAAGCCAGATGCTGTAGTCGCCATAGCTCTTTCTATTCCAGAACTGTGGGAAACTGCGCGTGAACGTACTAAAGCCAATACGTTCAATGTGAATGAAGCACAGGAGTTTCTTCAAGGTTTCCTACTAAAACAGCAGAACCCAGATGAAGCTATCGAAGAAGATGTTGCAGAAGAAGCTTCTTAGTACTGTGTAGCAACTACAGGGCCAATAAACATGTACCCTTGTAGCTCAACAGCAACGCCTCGCGGAATCTTCTGCTTCAAAGAAACCCAAGCTGCTTTTCGTTCTCTTTCTTGCATGGGCAAGCGATACTCTCTTCCGGCGGCGACGATTAGAAGACCATGTTCCACATCAGGCTTCGCGGGCTCTTGCCACGGGGCAGCTTCCTCCATCTTTCGTCTAGGCGTTCTGCGGGCAGGTTTCTTGGTATCTGCTTTGCTTTTTTTCTCGTCAGGCATGACTTCTCCAAAGATGACTACATGGGGTTACCATTCTTGAATGTCCAAGTCAAGGTACATTGGTCTGTGGGTTAGCGCCCGTATGTATGACCAGATTCTGAATCAGGCAGTGGAGAACGAAATGTCTGTTTCAGAGGTTGTACGACTTAGCGTGTCTAGGCATGTAATGGACCCTGAACTTCGTTGTATGCGAGAGATTACTGTCGGGAGGAACTCTTGGCCAGATAAGGCTTTGGAGTATTTAGCTTCCCGCACTCCCGTAGTTACAGACTTGTATACCGGAAAGCATCTGGAAGTGAATCTCAAGAATACTCTAAGAAGTAAGCTATCCAATACACAGGCGCGTAGACTTGAAGCTAGATTGCTTGGGAAAAGATTCGAGGATATTGCCGCTGAAGAAGGTTGTTCAAAACAAGCTGTTCATATGTCTATAAAACGTGCAGTACAATCGTTGAAGAATGACCGCGAGTTTCTACAGGCGCTTTGTCTGTGTTTTCCAGATTCTGGTCTTGGCCCAGAGATTCTTATGGAGGCGTTATGAGTGATAATAGATTTTCAATGAACACGTTTGATGGTCTTCTCGGCACAACAGAGGATGTTGTTGAGAAAATGATCGACGGTGATATCTCACCACGAGAGGCTGATATTGTTCTAAAGGCTGTTTCTACAGCCAGAGCAGTACTTGAAGCTAAGAACAAGGCGGCACCCAGCAAGCAAAAGAATCCAGAGATTGCGCCGTCTGTTTCCTTAGTTACTGAAACAGGGCCGTTCGGTATCTTCAATAAGTGAAGGTAGTCACGCCAGAAGATAGTGGGTTTTGGGATCCTCGTGAGTTCCTACCGATGCTTTCGGTTCGCGCAAAGAGTGGCGGAATCAAACCGTTCAATCTTTGGAGCCACCAGAAGATTTTGGCACTAGCTGTCTTACGGGCCTACGACGAGAGGAAGTGGCTTGCACACGTAAAGCCTAGGCAAGAGGGCTCCTCTACGTTCTTTACTGGTATTGCATACCAGCACACTGCATACCGCCGAGGCTGCAGAGCGGCATTGCTTGCCCATAAGAGAGATACTGCATCTTATCTCTCAAGCGTAGCCATTCGATTCCACCAATACACGCCAAAGGAAATCAAGCAGAAGAAGACGCCTGGGCTCAAAAGGACACTGGAGTTCCCAAGTTTAGATAGTCGCATGACTATTGAGTCTGTTCGTTCCGATGAGCCTTTGCGTGGTGAAACTGTTCAGATGCTTTTGGCTACGGAGATTAGTGCTTGGGAGGAGCGTTCTGGTGGTGATGCCTGGACTGCAGCATTGAGTGCTGTTCCAGACGAAGGTGGAATGGTAATCGCTGAATCAACCCCACGATTCCACGGCGACCAGATGCACCAGATATCGATGGCATCAGAGGTTCCAGGTTCTAAATGGTTGAAGGTCTTTGTTCCGTGGACAATGGTTTCAACATACGCAATGAAGCCTCCTTCCGGATGGACTCCACGACCAGAAGTTCTTGATTATGCCAATAAGTACGGGATTACGAGAGAGCAGGCATATTGGATGCAGCTATCGGGGCTTGAGCGGTGTCGTCGTGACATTGGTAAATTTCAAGCCGAATACCCTATTGATGAGGTGGAATGTTGGCGAAATGTTGGAGATGCTGTCTTCAATACAGATGCGCTGGCGGCAATGTTGAAAGATATTGATGGCGGCACCGGAATCGTATCGGAAACAAAAGAGTATGTTCAGTACCAGAAATCAGAATCCAATAGGAGGTACATCATTGCTGTTGATCCTGCGTCTTCCTGGTCTAAGCGAGACTACACCGCTGCCGTTGTCATGGATATCGACAACTGTTGTGTAGTAGCAGACTTCTTAGGACACAAAGAAGCCTATAAAATGGCTAGTTGGCTTTGCGAACTAGGTAAAGAGTATAATGACGCTAGTATTTATGTAGAAGCCAATGGTGTTGGCGAGGCTGTTCTAAGCCACTTGGTTACGCTTGGTTATAGTAGAATCTTTCACCGCAAGTCATCGAATACCCACCGTCGCGGTGGAGGCCAGAGAATCCCAGGATGGTATTCAACCGTTCAGTCCAAGTCGGAGGCTATTTCTATTCTCCAGAGATTGATTGATGACGGCTCTCTAACGATTCCATCACGACGCTGTATCCAACAGTTGCTTCATTATCGTGGACAGTGGGATGGTTTGCAGCGTGATGTTGTTGGTGGTCACTACGATTTAGCTGCCGCACTTTCTATTTGTGCCTGGGGGTGGCGTAATGAATGTGGTAAGAGAGAGATGTCGTCTACTGATCGGGCTGTATTGTCGAAGAAGGCGTGGGATAATCTACTCCGTAAACTTGACGGTGGTGGATCTAAGTGGAACTCAAGATGGGGAAGACACTTGTGAGCGATCTTGAACAACTCGATAAATCAGATAGCGAGAAAAAAATCGTTGCCCGTGTTCTTGGTTTTGTGGAAACCACAGAAAGAGCATTTAGAAACGATAGATTAGATGAAATTGTTCGTAATCTATCTTATTACCGTGGGCAGTTTTGGGAAGGAGACGGCATCGTTGATGGTGTCGGTGGCAACCGAAACTACCGGGCAGTACGAAATGAAATCTTCCCCATCGTGGATACGATTGTCTCGGCACTCGCAATGGACCTACCCCAGGTCGAGGCGCTTGACAGAAGAGAAAACTCGCACACTCAAGTGGAGAGAACTGACGACCCCACTTTCGCCGGAAGACGAATCTCATCAGTCCTCAACTGGGTCGCAGAGCAAGACGAACTCGACACCACGGTCCAAGAGCTTGTTCTCAACGCCCTTCTCTTCGGGGAAGGAGTCGTAAAGGCTTCTTGGTCTACGAACCTTAGCCGTCCTATCTGGCGGATCAAGATGCCCTGGGAGGTCCATTTCGACTCGTCTGCCCGACAGGTACGAGATGCTGCTTGGTCTTTTGAGCGGTTTGTTCTTCATTGGGATGACTTCCAGCAACGAGTAGATAGTGAAGTTTACTCGTTCAAGAAAGAAATCAAACCCGACACATACCCACGGAACATGGTGTCGGAAAAGATGCGGGAACGAGACTACGAGGAGCTTCAGCGTGCTGGACTGAAGGAGTACGTAGGGCTGATCGAGTATTGGGATTATAGGCAAGGGCTTCTGTTTCATATCCATCCAGAAACCAAACAGGTTCTGATGAGTACGGAAGCTCCCTACAAGCGCCCGTATACAATGTTGGTATTCAACAATGGCGTTGGACGTATTCGTGGGATTAGCGATGTCTCGCTGATTGCCCCTCTCCAGCGCGATATCAACGAGTTGGTCACAGCACGAAGGGAGATTGTTTCCCGCCTACCCAGGCGAATGCTTGTGGATGAAGGACTCTTCAATAGTGAGGAAGAGTTTGAGCGGTGGAAGAATGCTAAGACATGGGAACCCACCCGTGTTCGATTCCCTGTTGACGCAAGCATTGATGAGCGTGTTTGGGTTTCTCCTGAAATGCCTACGACGTTCGATTTCAACCGGCACCTTGAAGACAACGTAGAGGCAATCCGTTGGACCCCTGGAATGTCTGATTTCCAGCGTGGTGAGGTAAAGAACATTCGTACTGCTGCGGAAGCAGACATGATTCGTTCAGCCGTTGAGGGCCGATTGAAGATTAGAACCCAGAAGCTAATCAGGGTTGTGACTCAACTGTTTAGGGATTCGTTGGAGGTATTGCGATGGGCGGTAGAGAACGAAGCCGACTCCAATGTGGACATGGAAAAGATTGTAGAAGAAACGGTTATGAATGTGGAGCCGAGTCTTCTTGCCAATGAGATTCTGAATGAATCAGTTCAGTTTAGGCTGCTTCCGTTCTCTCCCCTTATGGAGGATAGGATTGCAAGACGTGAATCCCTTACACAACTACTTCCCGCTCTTACGAGCGAGCCCTTGGCTGGAAGCTTCAACTTCCGTGAGATTGCCAAAGAGATTGTAGATGTCTACGGGTGGCGACCAAGCGTTGTGAATAAATCAGTTCCAGATGAGGAACAGGTAGCCGAAGAAGCTATGGTTGAAATGGCTATGGAAGAAGGGGCAGGACCACCTGGACTTTCAGAAGTATTGGGCTAGCATTGACTGAGGGGTATTAGTATGATGAACGATCCACATTCTTCCGAAAAGATGCAGCAACTCGCCAAACTCGCCAAGGAACTTATTGGTGGGGATAGCGGGGCAATGGACCTATTGATTATTGAAGCCCCGAGGGGAATGGCAGATACGCCTGAAAAGGCGATGGACTTTGCCAAAGACCTATCTGGTGAGGAACATTCTTCTGAATGTTTGATGGAGGAAATGGGAGAAGAAGCTCCTGAAGCTCCCGATCAAGATGCAGAATCTTCTGGGTTGGGTTCTAATGAATGGCCCCTTCACGACAAAGTAAGTGAACTAATCATTCAATGGGAACCTGATACTCCAGAAGGTCAGCAATACCTTGCTGATTTGAAAGATGCTCTCGATAAGAATGAGCATGGATACCTCGATACTGTTCGTGGTCGTAAAGTTGCTGCCGAGCTTTCGGATGATCCCGAAGAGGCAAACGTGCAGGCCCAGCAGTATTTCGAGGATCTCCCAGAGCAGCCTGGACGAGTGATTGGCGGCCCCGAAGCCTCCCGATACTCTCCGAGGTTTTCAACCGCTCAAGCCTCCGATCCAAAAGGAGGGCAGACCGTAGAGGAGGCGGCAGCGAGTCACGCTGAGAAGGCAGACACCGCTGAGGGGCGTTTTTGGAATCTTGTCAATCAAGCCGACGAGGAGATCAGCGGGGTTCATCGGGAAGCAGGGGGAGAAAATTATAGCACCCCGTTTACTTTCAATTTGAGTGCGGTGTATGAGTTCCTTGATCCCAAGTACAAGAAGATGATGGATCGTATCGATGCGAGCAGACCAGAAATGGAACGCACCCGGTCAGCCCGCGAGGAGTTCGAGGAAGAGTTCCCCCCAACTAAAAAGCCATCTAAGTAATGGCTGATACCCCATGGCGATAAGGAAGCCTACTAGTGGCTGATGATATCAATGTCTTGCTTCACGAAATGGCGCAAATACAGCGCGGTGCGCCCGAAGAGGCGATGCGTCGGATTCAAGATATCAAAATCCCCGAATATAGCCATCAGGTCGAGCATATTGGCGACATATTGCACCGTATGGGGAATAACGCTTCGTATAACTCCACTCGTGGGTATGCAAATATTGTCCCAAAGGTGCGCGGTGTAGCAGAATCTATTGGCGGCTTTTCCGAAGCCAGGGGTAAGCCGTATACCCTTCTTGATGGCATGAAAAGCCAACATTCCAGAGAGGTTGCGGCTGGTCAGAGAGTAGACAAGTGGGTAGATGTTGAACGCGAACTTCGCCGTCTTGGTCAGATATATGCAGACGAACACAGAAAGATTCCTGTTTATAATGAGGTTCAATATACTGCTAGGAATGCTTCCATTGCTCTTGGTGAGTTTCGTTTTGAAGACGCGGGGAGGGAAATAAAAAAACTTGAAGACTACTTGGATGAAGGTATTGAGTCTTGGGTTGAGCGTGCTTCGCGTATTGAACCTGAATTTACAGAATCTTCTTCTGTATCTCCCAAAACACCCGGAACTAAAATGGCCGATACCCCCTGGAGAGGGACACCGGAGTTTGAAACTGCCGTCAAGAAATGGGCGAGAGAGTCTGGTCTACCTATTGAAGAAGCGCGTACCCAGCTAGAT